ATATCGCCAACACCAGCACCGCGCCGCAATGCTTGAGCCATCTGGTCTTGAATGCGTCCCGAATCTACGTTGGTCATTCGCTCGAGGCTATTGGCAACCTTAACCATCTCGTCCGATGCCGCTTTGCCTGCCCCTGGAATGAGAGCGACCGTCTCGGCAAGCTTGATCGATGATCGGTTGAGATCGTCAAACGCTGCGACCGATGCCGATGCAAAGCCCACAACCGCCCGCCCTGCTTCGACGATTCCGATTACCGCTGCCGTCACGCCTACCAATTGAGCTAGGCCACGGATCGAAAATTCGACTTGCTGCGCCGTTTGCGTTACTTCGGTCGAGAACTGACGCAACACCGCCGAAGCTTCGTTTTTTGCTCCAAGGGTTACTTCTACGTCAGCCATTTTTACGCCTCTGTTCTTCGATTCGGTTTACGTCTGCGTCGAGTGCATTTTGCACCGAAACAAACCAAGCGTCCTGATCGTAAATCCCGCCCGCCTCTGGAAGGACCCCTTTCGAGACCCACGCCGCAAGGTTAGCCGCCGAACTAACTCGATGCCCTACGTAATCCTTCGGGCAATCGACGATTTCAAAATACCCTCGACCCTCGCAAGCATCGCACCCGGATTCATCGCAACCTGGACAGGCCAGCATCAACGGGAGATCGCTGCTTGGCTTGTTGTTGCATTGGTTTCGAGTGCAAGACTTGCATAGTTCGCCGCATCGGATAAATGCGGCTGTCCTTATTTTTTTTTATCACCTTCGCTAGCCGAGTTGCCGCGTAAGCAACAACTGACAAGCTTTACCGCGTCGGCAACTTCGATTTCCTCGTCCCAATCGCTTATGGGCTTTTCGAGACTCCAACCGGCCAAGCAAATCGAGACGGCTTCGCGGATTGCTGCCATCTGTTTTTTTGGTTCGGTCGATTCCCTGAAATCGCTGATAAGCCCCAAGACCTGTTCGGTCTTTCGGAACTTGAGGCGATTCAAGGTAAACTCGATGTCACACCCGTCGATTTTGTCTGTGAATGTATTAGGCTGCATGGTTGAAAGCTATTGAAAATTCTTGGTCCGAAGCGTCCACGTTTTTGTTTGCTTGCCATTCGAGTTGATCGGTCATAATGCCGTTCCGCTCGCCCATTGGCTTGGCTACTAGCTGGGCCTTGGGGACTGTGAAGACAAGCGTTGAGGTCGTTGGTCCCGCAATCGTGAACGATAGGCTAGCCTCGGTCCCGTCGCGGAATTGGCTGTATCGGTTCTGAGTAGCAATCAACTTGGATTCTGGATTGCCAGTAATCCTTGGATTGCGATCCGTGATTACAAAGTTATCGACGCCTGCCGCCGAGGTCGAGCATTCTCGAGCGGTAATCACGTTGCCAAGGTCGATCGTTGCCGATTCAAGGCAGATATTCGTCGACGCCCAAGACGTAGCACCGCCCGCAACGCGAAGAGGTAGCGTGTTGACGTAGTTGATGCTGCTTGGAATTGCAACGTCTGCTTCGTCGCTGTAGACGCCTTGGAAGTCAAATTCAACCCGCCCCATTCTGCCGGTAGGCAAAACAAATCGAGCATTACCGACCGCCCCGTAAATCTGCCTGCGAACGCCATCGAAGAACCCCGCGATTGTGAGGGTCTTTACGCTGCTGCCCGATGCCGGAACTTCGGTTTTGGGGAAGTAAGTAGCCGTCGAAAGCACAACGCCGCAAGCCGGTAGAAGCGTGCTAGCCCATGCGGGAACTGCCGATCCATCATAGGCTAGGTCGACCGAGAATGTAGCCCTGCCGATCCTAGCCCCTGGAATCGAGGTTAAGCGACCGAAACCGCCTTGCCCCTGCCTTTCCTCGAAAGGAAACTCCGGGTTAATCATAAGGTCGTAGGCATTGACGGTGCAATCCGCTGCCGCAATGGTTTCGGCTGTGCCTACGGTCGATTCGGTCTTTGCACCCAAAACGGTCTTTTTTCTAAGTAGCATATTTGTCCCTTCCAAGTATGTCGTTTGCGTCCTGTTTGGCTTCTTTGAGCTTGCGAACCATTATCGATTTAGCTTGAGCCGCCCCGCGATCAAAAGCATCCTTGACGCCCTCAATCTTGGTTGCTTGCAAGTCTCTTAGTTTCTGGATTGGGAATCGAGCCCGCCCGAGTCGCTTGTAAATGTTCCTGCCTAGCTTTGGAATCTTAGGCCCGAAAGCCCCATCGAATACCATCGCTGGGGTGCCTCGAACGAATTCAATCTCAACACCTTCGACCGTCTGCCTAGCCTTGAAAGCCCGAAGCGGTACGGTAAACGTGTCGTCGATTTTCAGTATCGATTCCTTGGCTAGCAAATTGTCGATTAGCTTTTCGTCAACGCAAAAGGCTCTCAATTCCTCGACCCTTTCGACGGCCATCGCTGTCCGTATTTCGCGTTCTGTTCGCCGCCTTGTTTCCTTGGTAGCTTCGTCGATGCGATTACTAAAAGCCTTTTCCAGTCCGTCGGCGTAGTTGATTACCCGCTCGGCTGCTAGCTTCGATTTTTCTTCGTGTGCTTGGATGTCGATTATCATTGCCTTACCGCCTCACCGTCGGATCGTCTTCATCGACTCGATACGTAACGATCAACTGCATGTTCGCCCCGTCGATACCGCCATCGGAAGTAAAGTTGATCTTGGTTCCGAAGGTAGCAAACAAAGCGTTGCCGTCGAAGGTGTGCCAGGAACTAGCTGGGTTACAGATGCACTTGCGAACATCCGACCCGAATTGATTTAGTAGCGTGTCAATTGCGTCTTGGCTTCGCTCCGAAGGCATCAAAACCAGTCGGATATTGAACTGCTGAGCCAACGCAACCGCCGGAGGATTGCCCGGACAAGATAACTCGGGAACCTCATTCTGGACGCCCTGAGTTATGATGATTTGGCGATCGATCGGCGTGTAGTTGGCAAATCGAGTAGGTCGCTTTACTTCCTGTACGTCGGTTGGGTACGTAGCCGAATCGCCAACCATAGCCGATAGCCTGGATTCCAATTCGACCGCGATTAACTCGATGATTGCTAGCGACACTCTAAAACCAACATCCCTTCGTCATGCTCAACAAGTCGAACAATAGACCGCCGCTCCGCTGGTTCGCCAACTCGGGGGGATAGCCCAATCTGATCCCCGCCGAGGTCTAGCTCGTCGCTTGCGATACCTTCCGATCCATCATTCGAGACGTAGACCATAAACCGTGGGGTTACTAGGTCCGACGCCTCTGGAAGTTGCAAAGAATCATCCCGCACAACCACCGCGTTGATCTTCCTCGACCGACCGTTTCTTTTGTAGTAAACGATCGGTTCTGCGAAGTCTTGCGGGTTGGCGAAGACGTTCTTGGCATCCTCGATGATGGTATCGTGAAGGGTCACGGATTAGGCTCGCTTGCCATCGATCTCGATGTAATCCAACTCGAAAACGTCGGCGTTTGTGTTCGCCGCTTTTTGGAGTTGAACAATCGGCTGGAAGCTTCCCGTATACGCCGACATATCGAACGTCGTGTCCTTGCAGACCTGGACGCCGTCGATAAAGAACCGCACGTTGCTCTTACCGCCTCGGAAGTCGATAACAAACTTCTTGAACGTCGTCCCAAGGGTAACGCCCGTCGAAACGTCGTTATTGTCTCGTACCGCGTCATCGGTCTCGACATAAACAAGCGTCGTGCTGTTGGCCCCTTCCATGCGAAACCAAGCGTTAGCCGCTACGTCGTCGGCGGTATCGTTTCGAGCCGACCCGAGACCGAATACCAGAATCGAGCCGCTCGTAAAGGTCGATGCCCCAAGTCGAGCCCGCATTTCAACGCTCTGAACGTCGTCGATGTCGAACGCCAATGCATCGCCGTGAGCGTTGCCAAGGATCTGAATTTGGCTTGCACTTGTGAGCGTGCATACCAAACGATCGTTGTTTCGCTGCGACGTAGGAGGAGCCGCCCCGGTAACCGTCACGGTCCAAGGGGTAGCGATATTGGCCGAAGTCGGAATGGATACCGCTGGTCCGATGAAGTCATCGAAGTACGGTTTGAAGTCTTGCATGCCTGCCATGTTCTTATATTCCTGTTTTGTGAATTTTGTTGCCGTCCCAAAAAAGCCCCCAAGCATCGCCCAGGGGCTAGATTTCAATCGACACTACGCACGGTTTGCGAAGATGCCGCGATGCTCGATAACCGCTGCTGCGAACGATTGGCGAACCGTGTAGATGTACGAATCGTTTCGGATGTTGTAATCCGACTCCAAGACTGGCGATTCTTCGCCACTCAAGAAGCTGATTTCAACCGTATCGATAAGGCTGTTATCGGCCACTGCATACCAGTTGGTAGAGCTGTTGGCGTCCAAGTATGGACTTGCAACAACCCGCAACTGCCGAGCACCGCCGCGACCGTAAAGGTTCGAGACGCCGCTATTCTTCTCGCTCTCGACCGATGCCGTCGAATTGACAAGCTCCAATGCCGTCCCTGCGTAGGCCAAAGGCACCAAGAGGATCGACGGGGTAAGCCCGAGGAAAACATCGCTAGACAATCCCTTTTGCTTGCCCATTACCTCAAAGGCTTTGTCGAGGGTCGCTTTGGCCGGAGCCCCAGCACCGCCCGAAAGGTTAGTTCCGGATGCGTGCGATGCCGAGAAAAGAGCCACGCCGTCGGGCATCAACGGATTCGACAGGAAAACATCGTAGATCGCCTTTTCTTGCGTCCTACGAGCCGCCGAGCCGTGCATCGCTGGAATGCGAGACAAGGCATCAAGGTCATCGTTGATAACCGTTTCCCAAGTGACGGTAAATTCCTTGCCGTACTTCTCGATCTTGTACGACTTGCGTTGATCGACAACCTTGCCCTCTGGGTAGTCTTTGCCCTCGGGGACCACTTCAAGGTTCGGCGATTCGCCAAGGCTGATTCGGTTGATGTTTTTGAAGTCATCAACCGACTGGGCTTGCCTTACCCATTGGTCCCAAGTGTATGGGGCCTCGACGTAAGACGCTGTAAGGGTCTTGCTGGCCGCATCCAAGAGCAGGCTCGAAAACGATCCGCTCGTGTGGTAAACGTCGCTCGATCGACGGATATTGAATCGATCCATCGTCCCTTGGTGGCCCATCGCGATGCGAACAACGTCGCCCTTGTTGTGTCGCTCTGGATTGACGCCCATTCGCCTTACGCAAGCTTCGGCAAGCCGATAGAGCCCGAGGTTGCGGAAGTGTTCCGCGCCTTGAACGTCAGGGGCCTTTTGAGTCTTGATCTGGCCTTGGTAGCATCGCTGAACCAAGCCCGCCGAAGCCTGAGCCATGAACTTATCATGCTCGCTTTCGGTCACGCTGAAACTGGAGCCCTCGACGGCCCCGCCTAGTGGTTGAGAAGCCATCTTTCGGATAATCCTTTCTTGAGCGTCCTGAACGGTCACATTTGGATCGTCGATCAAGGCGTCTGCAAAGCTACGCTCAAGCCTTGCAAGCGTACAGTGGGCAACGATAGTTTTGCGTCGGTCGTCGGCTGCCTTGAGTTGCCTTGCAACTTCGGCTTCGACTTTCTTTTCGGTGTCTTCGGTTGGCTCGACATGTTCGGCCCGCATAGTTTCTTCGGGCTCTTTGTCCGCGCCTGCCATCGATTCGACTTTGCCCATTGGAGCATCGTCAGAACCGGATTGGCCTGCTGCCTTGCCTGCGAGAAAAACAATGATCTGAGTAGGATCGGTCATGCCTTCTGGCAACCCGAGCCCCTTGAGAGTTGCCAAAAGCGACTCGTCCATACGTTCAACCCTTTCATGGTCATAAGACCTGCGAACAGTAG